GTGAAGGATCATGCACGGATGAACGACAGCGCATCCGCCACCATTATCTCTGGTTGAGGAGTTGATCCATGTCTTTTCCTACGACTAGCGATCCTTTCTTCACATGGGGTGAGGAAGAGGGTCAGTTCAAGGATATCCGAAATTTCAAGGCTGCGACTCTTTTCGGTCCTGCGGTGAATTTCTCCAAGATCACAGTTGACGCGACCGGCCTGGTTCCACTTTCTGGCGGTCCGACACGCGCTATCTGGGCCAACGTGGCGGGCACCTTGACCGGGCATGACGCTTTTGGAAATGCCGTTTCTGCAATCCCGCTTGTCGCGGGATGGAATAGTCTCTGCCTGGCTGGGGTCACCAGCATTACCACCACGACTCAGGTTTGGGCCGTATATTAAGGAGAATCTCCATGGAACTTCAGCGTAGTAAGGGGGGTATCCTGCTCCCAGTTCGTGAAGATGCTCGTCTTGCGGGTCGTCTTCACATCGTCCATCGCCGTCCCATCAAAGGCTGGGACAAGTGGAGAATCCTCGACGAGGAAGACTGTCACAACCTGATCGTCAATCAGGGACTTACCCACCTCTTGGGTGTTGAACTGGCTGGCGTGACGCAGATCGCCAACTGGTTCATGGGCATCTTCCAGGGCAACTACGCGCCGTCGCTCACCGACACCGCGGCCAACTGGGCAGCCAATGCGACGGAATGCTCGTCCTACACCTCGGCCACCCGGCCGGCATGGCAGCAAGGCGGAGCCGCCAGTCAGTCAATTACCAACTCGGCCAACCCGGCGGTCTTCACCTTCAATGCCGACGTTACGGTGTATGGTGCGGCGCTGGTCTCCAGTTCGACGATTGCTGGCACTAGCGGCACGCTGTTCTCCGAAGCGGCTTTCGGCACGCCAAAGACTGTGGTCGCGGCCGACCAGCTTCTGGTGACATACACGGTTGGCGCTTCTGGCTGATCGGAGTGAGTCGTGACTGTCTACACGGACAACAGCGACGTTGAAAGCGCCGTAATGAGCGATGTCGCCACTTACGCCCTAATCTCGGGGCTTGGCGACATCGTCACGCTCACTGATTTCAATAACTTTCAGTACAATGCTGGCGCGCTGATCAGCGAGTTCCTGAGCGCCGAGGACACACTGCTTGCAAAGTTCATCACCAAGCCGTTCCTATCGGATACGGTGATTCTGACGGACGCCGTCTACAAGGCGCTTCGAGCGACGCTGACCGACAGCATCTTGACGACCGACCTTCTGCTAGTCGTGCAGGGCGTCACGCTCGTCGAACAGTTTCTTCTTCAGGATGTGCCCAACGCCGCAGCCGTCTACAGTCAGACGATCGCCGAGGCGTTGCTGACTGATGATAATCTTCTGTGGTTCTGGGGTAAATTCGTCGTCGAGAATTTCGCCCTTACCGACAGCATTTCACGTCAATATCAAGGAGTCGTTAATCCAGCGGACACGCTCGCCATCACTGATGCCATGGTCGACTGGATGGTCTATGCGCTGAGCGGGACCGAGCTGGCCGTCATGACCGACATCATCACACCGCAGATGATTTTCAAAGGTGAGGCGCTGGTCGACAACATCTGTCTCACCGCTACTTACGTCTCGCCCAGCGGCAACATCACAACCTGGGTGGTTAATACCCGCACTAGCGCCGTCACAGAGTACCGTAATTACAATTTCAACAGCTTCGCTAAGATGGGCATGCGGTTTCTCGGAGCCAATGCTCAGGGTCTTTGGGTACTAGACGGCGAGCTTGATGATACCCAGTCCATCATAACGAAAATGAAGAGCGGTCTGATGCAGCTTGCCGGCTCGCGCTTCACTAGCTTCAAAGGGGCTTACTTAGGTATCCGCGTCAAAGACGCTAGTGGCACGCGGTTTCATCCGAAAGGTGACTTCATTCTCAAGCTATATGCCGGCGATGGACGAGAATACATCTATGCCTTCCGACCGCAGAACATGCAGACAACGAAGATCAACATGGGCAAGGGGCTGCGCGCCCGCTACTTTGCCTGGGAATTGATCGCACCAGGTGAGAATTTCGATCTGGAAAGCGTGGAGTTTGTGCCAATCACCAGCATTCGGCGAGTTTGATATAAGGGGGATATAATGTCCTGGTGGCCGCCTCTTCTTTTCACGCGCGAGCCGGGCGACGACCAGCTTCCCTCGATGCAGTCGCCGCCAGTATTTCAGCGAACTGTCTCCGCTTCCTCATCCTGGTATGAGCAGAATGTCGGCGCAGTGGAAAATGTCGCCGACCAGATCATGCAAGCCTACAGCGCCGACATCTCTCAGTTTGTCCAGACACAGCGTCGGAACTATAGCGCTGGCAGTGTGCACTCTCATCAAAGACATATGGAGATGCGCGGCTTGGACCTGGATTACTCAATGGACAATGGTCAGGAGATCATGAAGTTCATCGTCCGGCCGGAAGGATTTAAAGGAGTTCAGAATCAAATTGAGTTGAATTTTGACGGGTATATTTCCTGGTTCCCCGGACCTTATGTGGGCGATCAGCGACCGCCTCTAAATGCCATTTACAATTTATATATGAATGGTTACTTAATCTTCGAGAATATTCAATTCGACAGTAGTATTACTGAATGGACTAAAGCATATCTTGTGCTGTTCGGACCTACTGCTCTGCGCTGTCATTCGTTGGAAGATGACAATAATCCTCTTGCCAATATCGATATAAATGGTCTTTCCGCTAAAAAACCTGGGGCGGGTCTAACTAATAAGATCGCGCCGGCACGGACGGATATTCCTTCTTACACTAATGCATATGGCGGTGCAGTTCCGGCTCATAAAGACTTGCCAGGATATTTCATTTTTGACTGGAATAATCAATTGAACCCTACTGAGTGGTGTTATGGAGCTGCCCAATGGGATAATAATTATGCTGAGCCACAGATTATCAAAGGCATTCAGTTTTTCTCAACACTTAATAGCCCGCTTAATATTGCAGGTTTCAATAATGTCAGTGTTGAAGAAATCAATCAATTGCCGGCATCCTACGAAGAACCTGCCAATTACTTAACCGCTGAATTTTACGATCGTGGGTCGGCGCGTCCTGTACGAGTTTCGTGGACTAAGGCCGCGCCTAAAGGAGGGATGATCCTTATAAATGATCGGCCGTTATGTTTCTTGTCTGGTGCAGACCCTGGCGGTGGTAATAATTATTCTTCTCTAGGTTTCGATCTTACACCAATGTCTATTAAAAAGCAGGCGGCTAGTCCCGATCCTCCCGCCACTCTAGGTTATGGACCGGCGAATGATTATGATCCAAATGGAGTTAATCCTGCATTTCCTACGAGCTACACTGCCGCTGTGGCTGCATGGCAGATAGAGTATAATGCTTGGATATTGACGGAAGCTCCTATTATAAGCGCATTAAGAACCGCAGAGAGTGCATATTATACAGACATTGGTACTGAACAGAGTACCGGCTGGACCTTATGGGCTTTTGGTTTACAATCTCAAGGTATTGTAGCAGGTACAACTTTCCTGGCCGCATTAGTTACGTTAGAAGAAGCAATTACTGAGGTGAATGTGACTGGTTATACCGCAGCTATGGATTCAATTAACTTGCTTACTGCGGAACTTATCACCATCACCGCCAACAATCCTGTCAATGCCGCAGTTCATGATGATATGGTTGCCGCTCAACCAGGATTTCATACTGATATGGCGACTCTGCTAACTGCGCTCACTAACTATGCATCTATGATTGTAAATGATCCGCCCCCTTCATTACCGCCGATACCTGAGGCTTCACAGGGTAAATCCATCAACAAATTCAAATACCGCACATTTACGGTTTCGAATGGAGTCTGGGGATTTGGGGATTGGCAGGGCGGATGATTTGCATCATCTGAGAATTCCGTGTAACCTACCAGCGCACTAGGAGATCAGCTCATGAGTCTCGCACCTTTCGGCATAAACTACAGCCAGCCCAACGTCTGGGGTGACGCGAACGCGATGTTCACGTTGTCCCAAAATCTGGTCAATCAAACGGAAGAGTTTGTCGCTGAGCTAGAGGGAATCAAATTTACTGCGCCGGTTGTCCAACCCAATTTCCCTGTGCTTGCCGCCGCACCTGCTCCACTTACTGCCGCGGAACCTGACCTAATCGATGTCACCTGGCAGGTGCCGGCCGAGCCCGCGCCGTTTGAGGGCTCTCTGAATGTTCAAGGCGTGCTGCCTGGACCATTTACTGGCCAGGCTCCTTCGCTGGTCTTCCCGACTGCGCCGACACCGTTCTCCACCCCTCCGCCGCAGTCGCCAGCGATCGACCTGAATTTCACCTATCCCACGATCGACATCACATTGCCGACGCCGCCAACACTCCTCACCCTGGACACCATTCAGTTCAGTCCGTTAAACATTCCGACATTCAATGTCTCAGTGCCTACGTTGACGGCCGTCGCGCCTAACATCCAGCGTTATATCGAGGGCGCGACGTTCACATCTACGTTGCTGACCTCTCTGGAAAATGATCTCAATGACGCCATTACCAACGGCACTAATATTGGTCTGCCCGGACCGGTTGAGACGGCTCTCTGGGACCGCGCTCGCGAACGGGAGTACCGCCAGCAGGCTGACGCCCTCGCCGATCTGGAGCGCATGGAGGCTATGGGCTTCGCTTTCCCGCCCGGCGTCTATACCGATGCGCGCATCAAGATCGCCACTGAGACGAGCAATGCCATCGCCGGCCTGTCGCGCGAGATCATGATCAAGCAGGCTGAGACCATGCTGGCCAATATCATCAAGGCGCGTGAGGACGCCACTCAGCTGGAAGGTAAGCTTATCGACTACGCGAACAACATTGCGCAACGTGCTTTCGAGTCGGCCAGGTATGTCACCGAGGCGTCGGTCGCCATCTACAACGCTCAGATTAAGTCTTACGAGGCGTCGCTAGAAGGCTATCGCACCATGGCTATGGTCTACGATACGCAGATCAAGGGCATCCAGGCGCAGGTCGAGCTGCTTAATGCGGAGATCAGATTTGAACAAACCAAGGCGCAGATCAACACCGCGCTTATCGCGCAGTATGAATCCCAAGTCCGCGCCGCCAGCTTGATCGTCGAGATTTACAAGACTGAGGTGCAGACGATCCAGATCGAGGCCGAGATCGAGAAGATCAAGATTGACGCTTTCGCTGCACAAATTCAGGCGTTTGTCGGTCAGATCAACGCCTACACCGCAACGGTGGAAGCTTATAAGGCCACGGTTGAAACTCAGGTGGTGATCGAGAATGCCTATAAGATTTCGGTCGATGCTTACGCGGCGGAAGTGAATGCTGGAGTGGCTGAGGCTAATGCGCTCATTGCGCAGTTTGATGGGCAGGTCAGGGCTTACCAGGCGCAGCTTGATGGCTATAAAGCCGCCATTCAAGGAATGGTTGGACAAGCGCAGGCAGCGAGTCTATATAATACTGCCGAAGCGGATGTCTACCGATCGGCGACCAACGCGATCAGCTCGTACAATGGAACGGTCACCGCCCAGTGGCAAGCCGTCATAAACGAGCAGACGCAGATCGCCCAGATTGGCGTCGCCGCGGCTGAAGCCAACGGCAAGCTTTATATCGCTGCCGAGGGGTTGGTTGTTGAGGCGGCAAGGGCAGGAGCACAGGTCATGGCTCAGTTAGGTTCGGCGGCGCTTGGCGCTATTCATTGGGCGACCACCTCTTCGTGGTCTTCTTCATTGAGCCAGAGCGTGGCGAATTCCTATCAAGCGACTAACGAGGATATTACACAAGAGACTGCGTAAGGAGAACTTTGATGGCACTTGCTGGAATGCCTGGCCTGATGGCTACCAAATATCAGATTCTTGGTCAACATGCTCAAGCGGCGCAGACGACAGCCCAAGCAGCGGCGCAAGAAGCAGCGGCGCGATCCGGCTATTATGGCGCATTGACCAAGGCCGAGCCCATGGAGGCAGAAGCGCGTGCGCGAGAAGCGGCGGCGCGAGGCGGTCTCTATGGCGCACAAGCGGAAGAGAGTCGCGGCCTGCTTCCCTACAGAGAACGGGAACTAGGCGTCGGGGATCAGTTTGTTGACACCAGCGGTCTCGGCCTCAAGAAAGGCACGTCCATGGTCGGCGCGGAAAACGACAAGACCGGTAAGAACAGGGTTCCCGGCAAGGGAGACGGCAAGACTGACACCCAGCCGGCCATGCTCGCCCCTGGTGAAGCCGTGCTTAATAAAGCAGCGGCGGAGCATCTCGGCCGTGACACCATCGCACTCCTTAATGCGATCGGCGCACACAAGATGAACCTGGATGCTTCTGGAATTAGCGGTCAGTCGGCTCCTCAACCTGACATGGGTCAGGGATCGCCGGGTTCCGCCAATCCGAGCGGCGCGCCAGGCTATCAATTCGGCACTAAGAACGTTCAAAGGACCGACTGGGGTCCGCCTGTTCCAATCGCCGCTCCTGCGCCAGCTGGTCCTGGTCCCGGCCAAATGCAGACTACCGGAAACTGGGGAAAACCTGTTGGGCAAAATCAGGACCTGCGTGCCAGACTGATCCAGAAGCCCCAAGAGTTCGCCGCCGGCACTGAGGACGTAGGTGGAAGTCAAACCGGTTACGCCAAGGGCACCACGCAAGTGTCCAAGCAGAAACCCAACATGGGTGATGTGCGTGATCGGAGCCAAGTTCCGCAGCCTGGACCGATGTATTCCTCGCCGGCTTCTTTTGCCGAGGGCGGTATCGTGCTAGGTCTTGCCGGCGGCACCAAGAGCGTGCCAGACCCTGGCTCCGATGTTCAGGATCGTTGGAATACCGGCTTGCCGATGTTTGCCGCAGGCTCTCCGGATGTATCGGGAGGTGATGGGCGTGGTAGCCTGACGCCTCACATCCTGGCGGCGCTGATGGCTATGGGCGGTGGTGGGGGCGCGCCTGGTATGGGTATGGCTGGTGGTGGAATGCCGCCTCCTGGAGCTATGCAGCCCATGCCAATGCCTATGCCGCAAGTAGCGCAGAGGGGCAGTTCGAAATCAGCCGCGCCGAAGAAGACTGAGTCGAAGAAGACTGAGTCGAAACCGCCGGCAAAGAAAGCGGCGTAACCCTAAGGAATTGTCATGATTGAAGCTGGTAAAAAGCTTACGGCAGCAGAAGTTGCCCGTACTCGTGAAGCTATGTCCAGACATAGGAGAGTGGATGGCTCATATAATACAAGTCGAATTGCGAAAGAAATGGGCTTACGTCGATCTACGGTGCAAAATCGCATTTTCATCATCAGTACCGGAATGTATGACAAATCTGAACCAACACCTCCACCTCGCACACCAGAAAATCTTCGTGAGGCCATTCATGGGTTATTGCTCAAGGGAGTAAAACGAACAAGTTATAAACTTGCTGAAGCATTAGATGCAAAACCCGAAGATGTTTTGTACGCAATTGGTGAACTCAAAGATCGTGGTGTAAAGATTGAATCTGGTGGCCTCGATGATCTTATTTATCTCTCTACTCGCACCCCACCTCCTGCTGCTTACACCGGCGGTCCAGCCATCACGATCACCTCTCGGCCGGACAATACTTTCTGCTTCGGAGCCATGGGCGATCTTCATGCAGGATCGAAATATTCTCGTTGGGATGTGCGTGAAGACCTGATCCGACGTTGCGAAGCGGCTGGAGCACAGGCGATCTTCGACACCGGCAATTGGATTGATGGCGAAGCCAGCTTCAACAAGTACGACCTGGAAGCCGTTGGTCTCAACGCCCAGTGCAAAATGCTGGCAGAGCGTCATCCAAAGACCAAGCTGCCGATCTACGCCGTCACCGGCGACGACCACGAGGGCTGGTACGAGTCACGCGAAGGCGTCGACATCGGCTGGTATTGCGAAAAAACCATGCGCGAGGCAGGTCATAATTGGACTTCCCTTGGCTACATGGAATCGCATGTCCGACTGTTGAATGCGAATAGCGGCGAGAGTCACTTCCTGGCGGTAGTTCATCCTGGTGGTGGATCAGCTTATGCCATTTCTTACCGACCCCAGAAGATCATCGAGTCTTATGAAGGAGGAGAGAAACCAAGCGTTGTCTTTTTTGGCCATTATCACAAGTTGGACGCCGGCAACATCCGGAACGTCTGGTATGGTCAGACGGGATGTTGCCAGGATCAGACTCCGTTCATGCGTAAGAAAAGCCTGGAATCCCATCTCGGTGGCCTGCCTGATATCCGTCTGGAGCAGGACCCCCGCACCGGAGCGATTATCGGCTTCAATCCTGGGATGGTGCGCTACTTCAATCGGGGCTATTATGATGCTGGGCAGCGATGGTCCAAACATGGGGAAGTTGGTCAACCACCACGAACGAGGTGAGCCATGAGCAAGCAACCGGAGATCATCTACATTGAGTGGCAGGATGTTGTCGCCAGCAACGGTTGGGAGAAAATAGGGGAAGCCGACCATCCTCAGGATTGTGTGGCTATCGGCATTGTCACGAAAGAGACAGAAGAGTTTATCACGATCGCTGGTGTTTGGGGTTTTGATCGTGATGATAAAATAGAAACGAACAGTCGCATCAGTATCCCCAAGGGATGGATCGTTTCTCGCAAGATCATAAAGGTGTCGTGATGGGCAGCATCTTAGATTTGAAATTGAAGTCGGGTTATTGGTACCTTTGCACGCCTTATTCTAAGTGGCCGCATGGACTTGATGATGCTTCGCGTGTAGCATGCGAGCTTGCCGGTCGGTTACTTTTGAAAGGTGTGCGTGTTTTTTCACCTATTGCTCACAGCCACGCAGTCGCCAAGACTATGAGCGACACCGACCCACGAGCCGATGATTTCTGGTTATGGGTGGATAAGCCATTCTTCGAAAGCGCACATGGAATATTAATCGCCAAATTGCCTGGCTGGAAGGAAAGCGCAGGTATCGCCACAGAATTGGATTGGGCTCGCGAACATGACAAGCCTCGTTTCCTAGTCGATCCTGGAAGCCTGAACTGGGTGAAGCTTCCTTAAGTGATTTTCAATCCTTTCGGTGTCGCCAGTGAACTCACCAGCTTGGGCTTCACGTCTGCCAACTCAGGATGGTTCATGTCCACCAGGAAACACCAAGACCTGGCCTTGCCATACTCAGTGCCCGCTCCCAGAACATGTCTAACATCAGGGTCTTTGACGACTCCCTGCTTGACCAGTTCCCCAAGCAGGTGCTGAGAATAGCATGACCGACGCTCGCAGTAATTACGAAAGCCTTGCTTCAAGACATACATATTGCCCAGGTGCTCATTCCAATGCGCAAGTAACTCACCTTTCGGTCCCAACACACCCTGACCACCGAGGTTGCCGCCGCCAGCACTGTTGAGCTTGATGATATTTCCGTTGATGGATTCAAGATAGTCGGTCAGTACAGCTACAGGATCGTTGAGCTTAGCCTCGCCTCTGACTATAGACCGCATGTAAGGCACTTGATACTCAATTGCCCATTTCCGAATGTGTTGAAGATTCCAGAAGATAAGCTCTAGATTACGGACGATATCGCCGGCAACGAGATCACAGGCCAGCTTGGCAAACCAGAACCGCTCCTCTTCTGTCGCCGCTGCTTCCATGCCTAACTCCGCCTTCACCCGGACAATACGCTGCTTAATTATAGGAAGATACTTCACCACTGCCTGGACGAATATCTCGCCAATCCAACCGTAGTTATCCCGAATGGCCTGAAGAAAAGCATCAGCCTGAGGAATTGTATGGACGCCGGTGCGCTTGAAGGCGATCTCGAAGACGCGCATGGAAGCCGCAGTGCTAGCGATATTGTTCATGGACAGAAGTGAATGCAGACTGAGATTCGCTGTTGTCAGCATGATCGTTGCGCGCGTGCCGCCGATCATCGCCTTAGGGTCTCCTCCGCGGGTCAGTCGCATGGTGCCGCCGCCTTTCTGAGAGATGCCCAACGCCATGTCTTTCGCCACATCAGAAGTGATGTTCGTTATCTCATCCAGGCAAATAGGCAGATTGGCCAGAGTGTCCATGCGCGTTGTGCGTGCAAGGAAGGTCGAGCCGCCCTTAAGAGCGTCAAGGGTGTACTCATCAGGCGGTCCCCAAAAAGAGGCGGCAGTGAGCAACGTCGTGGACTTGGCGGTCCCTGTCTCGCCTGAGGCATGGACGATAAGGCCGTGATGTCCGGTAAGGAACATTAGCACCGCGCCCAGGCTACTGAGAATATAGCACTGATTTGAGACGTAGGCCGGATTATCAAAGAAGTGCATCGCCGCAACCTGGTCGCGAAGAGTCCCCTTCTTACAAATATAATCCGTTGCATTCCGCGCGACGGAGCTGAGCGACGCGGGCGCTGACGTACCGTCCGGACGCCAAATTTTGGGCGGCAGCACAAACTCAGTGTGGTCATCAGTCCAGCCAAGATGAGTGTGCTGGACGCTGACTGGTTTATTTTTCAGTAGGTCCTGCATATAAGCAAGCATGTAATGCCTCGCATCCGCGAAGTTGCTGGGATAGATGCCGACGTTGTGTAGTCGCGGTCTCAACGCCTGGTCGGTGGCGAACGTCGTAGCATCAACGGTGAAATCTCGCACTACATCAAAAGGTAGACACACTCGCCACAGCTGCTGTTCTGTCTCTGCCGCCATATTGGTGCTGCGGTCAAGCGGAAAGAAATCATAGGGATAGATGGGTTTGAGATATGTTCTTCCTTTCTCATCCTCCATTCGAATGTAGACACCGCCTTTCTCCCCTCGTATGTATGGGGCTGGCATCTTTGGAATAATCCGCTCAATGACTACGTTGTCGATGATTTCTTTAATAATAATCGGCGGTGCTTCGGCGGTGACTCGCGCAAGGACGATTGGGTGATTGTGCTGCTCTCGAAAAGGACAGTCAATACAATTTCTTGACCCACACATCTCCTCAACTTTTTCACAACTGACCGGTCCAGTTTTCCATTCATCAATTTTAACTTCTGTGTAGGCGTGAGTGTACTTCGACGAGGGTTGCGACATTTGGTGGATGAGATCACGTCCATTCTCCACAAACTTTACGTTACCGATCAAACCCCAGAACCATTCCGGATATAGGTATTCTCCATGAAGAAACTCCAGACGGCGCATTGCCGGACAGACGTCAAGAAGCGCCTTGATGCTTGGATCGGGCAGCCCTTGAGCTGGCTGCATATTGGACCCAAGCCCTTCAATCTTCTCCACCTTCGCTGCAATGTCAGGAGCCAAAGATGCAAGCTGGGCAATGAATTCGTCTGTGTTGATGACTGGCGAAACTATCTTGACATCTACAGGTCGTTTCAAATCTTCTTTCAGATTAAGAGTACCAGCAACGCGCAGCAAGCTAGTAGTGTCAGTTGTACGAGAAGGATCGATCTTAAGGCCACATCGTTGGGCCAGAAATTTCAGGCGCGATGCCTGTGTCAACCACTCGGTAGAGGATATCAATTCCCGATCCAGGAGCCAGTAAACATGCAGGCCGCCACCAGACCCAACAACCATTGGCCGTGGCAAACCGGTATCCTCAACGAATTTCTTAAGCGCCGCCGCTGCATCGCTTATGGATGAATACTTCTTTAGATTATCCAGACCTACATCCAGATCAAAAAAAACTGCCCTGGCAGCACGCATGTTGAAGTGAATGCGCACTGACCACCCAGTTTCAAATTCTCCAGTCTTTTTATTCTTATGATGATGTGGATTCTTGACTTGCCTTTCTTTCAAGGCATGAACGCAGAACCAGACATCCTTGGTGGCCTTGATTGTCTCAACAAAAGCCGCAGCGTCTTCAATCATGTCGAAGACATCATGCTTCATACCCTTGACATTCTTACCAGACTTTGTTGCAATGCAGTACATACCCGTGCTGGGCCATACTGCGGTCAGGAATTCAAGGGGAGTCATCGACGTACGTCAGTCGCCGGGCTCGTCAAGGTCTTCGGGTTTGTAAGTTCCATCCTCTTTAAGCCAGGCCCGACCACTATCCGACGGCGGCGCTCTGCCAACCCATTGTCCATTTTGGTCTACTTCATCATCCTTATTACCTACTCTGATTTTAAGATCGTCTTCGGTAATGCGTGGAGCACAGTTGATATTCGCGCCGCAGGCGGCATAGCCAGCGACATCGATCCAAGAGTCGAGATGGTCGGCATTATTATCCAATCGTGCCAGTTTTAGATCAACGCACATAATGGCGACATCAGTGGAATCGAACTGAATGAAAATACCGTAACGGTTAAGAAAATGCACCTGCCAACGACGGGCAATTCGAACAAAATTGTCCTCTGGTTTGCCGTAGTTCAGACCACGGTCGACCACGGCCTGCTTCGCGAGATCGAGAAGTTTGGCTTTTGAAATATTTTCCATGGGAGCCTCACAAAGAAAGTCACGCCCTGCGGTTAGGCAGGGCGCGGACCATACACGAACTGACGCTCAGGAGCTACTTATTCCGAAGACGTAGGAGTCCACTCGTGCATCAATGCTTCCAACTGGGCGTCGGTCGAGGTGGCCGCAGGTTCGGTCTTCGGAGCCGCGGCCTTTCCAGCCTTTAGGGTAGCCTTTTCCTTGGGCGACGTTGCCGCTGGAGCCGCTCCCTCACCAGGAAGGATCACATCTTCATCGCTTTCCTCAGCAGCCCTCTTGGCCGCCGCAGCAGCCTCGGCGGCAGCTTTCTTGGCTGTCTTCTCAGCCGTCACTTTTTCCTTCGCAGCTTTCTCCACAGCTTCCTTGTCAATCGGCTTGTCGAGCACTGACTTTCCAGTATCTTCGGCCTTTTCAATCTTCTCGCCATCGACACCGGCCGGCGTCCAACCACCCGCCATCAGCTTTTTCACCTCGTCACTCTTGATCACAGGGATCAACTTGAACAGCGTGGGGGTGTCCACGCGCTTGTCAGCCTTGAACATCACCTTGGGCCAAGTGGAGTCAGGATCGAACCTCATCTTGGTGACGATCTCGGCCGTGTGGATAATGCCGCGCGTTCGCAGCATATCGGTATAGTTCTTGAAGGCGTACCAGCCTTGCGCTTCCTGGTCCGGGCTCTGGCCGTCCCAGTCGCTGGTCTGTGCCAGCTTAAGACGTAGCGGTTGGAACTCGGGCTTGGTCGCCGGCACGACGACGATCATGCGGTGCTCACTACAGGCAACCACAGCCTTGCCTTGCTCCGTCACCTTGGAGCCCTTTACCGACATAGGGCACTTGGCGCAGGTCGCGCACTGCGGGTCCGTAATGGAGTCGTGAGGCTTGACGCCATCCTCGCTCCAACACACCGGCGGCAACGGCTTGTTCGGATCGTACGCGCCCTCATAGTAGGAACGTCCACGACGCTTGTTCCAGTCCAGGATGATGACGCTGAATGTCGAGATCGGCTCTGATTCGCCATCGGCATTTTTGCGCATCAGCTTGGTTTTCTCTCCCTCCAGGCTGATCGTCCACGTCTTGCCTTCGTAGGATAGCGATGGGACGGTCTGCTTCGGCGGGATATTGGTCTCTTCGTCGAGAAACGTTGTGACTTCCGCAGGGAGATCAGCCGGTCGCTCGAAGAGGGTCAGTTCGTTACTCATGTTTCATTTCCTTACGTTGTGAATTTAGGTTTGTGGGTGGTGATGCAGCTCGGAGGGATTGGTCCTGCCTGACATATTTCAGTAGGGGTGCTCCATACGACAGACACCATCGTTTTTCCTTTGACCTCATCGACAATAACGATGGTCATTTCAGGCGAACCGCTATTAAGATAGACGACCTGCCCTACTTCAACTTCTTTATCGTTCATCATGTTCTCCTTACATTCACGGTGTACTTACGAAACACGCTGACGCCGGGCGGGATTGCTCCGTCGTGCTCTTCCATATACTTCTGCACTTCAGTAGCGGTGATGCGCTTGTGCAGAAACTCGAACGCATCGTGCTCACGGACCCAGGCGTAAAACGCCGTCCAATCTGCGCCGGTCGGGATGATTTCTTCCTCTCTCCAGAAGGTGCCGCCTTCAGTTCGTGCTAGGGTCTGGTTATTGTCGTTTAGATATTTTAACAGAAAGCCGCCGACCAGGTCTTGCTGTTCTTTTAACTTTCTATCTTCAGCCTCGAATTCTTTCTTCTTCTCTTTGCGCGCGTCGCGGATTGCGACAAATGTGCGTGTCATTCTTTCGGTGTCCATCGTTCTCTCCTTACCTCATGCTCTCCGGCAACCCATTAATCATGTTCGATCGCGGAAAATAAGCAGTCTTAGCTATGCTTTCCTCACTTTTTTTAGTAGCCAATTCTTCGATATAAGTATCGACTGTCCGATGGCGTTTGGCCCAGTAATACTTGATCACTGCACAAAGCGCTTCTGCGTCCCGTCGAGTAAACCCTTGTGGCGATTTGATGATCTTGAACGGAAACGGCATTACGCGGCTTCTCCTATGGTCCGTCGATATAAATCCAGGATACTATCCTGCGAAATTTTCCTTGAGTCAATCAGGCCGTAAATGGACCACTCCAGGGCATGCGCACCGATGCGCGCAATGGTCATCTTGCGAGTCTGGCCGACTCGGTTAAAGCGCTCGACAACTTGCTGGGTCTCGTCGTTCGAATAGATGGGCGCGTAAAATATGAGAGTGTCAGCCTCAGTGAGGTTAAGCCCATGGGCCATGACTCGGGGGTGACAGAGAAGGAGGTGCGGGTCGACTCCATTCTTGAACTCAGAGATAATTCTGTTGCGGACATTGATCGACACATCTCCGTTCAGAACTCCAACAGTGTAGTCCTTTGACAGCTCCTTGTCCAGCGCCTCAATGATGCCTTTGAAGGGCACGACGACCAGCACCTTGGCGCTCGCGCCGTCGATTACTTCCTTCAGCACCTCCAGCCGCGGCCCATGGTCGTAAGTCAAATACTCCCCGGTTATCGGGTCTTTGATACTGCCACATAAAATCTGCCGGAGCTTGCCGATCCTGTCGGCTGCGTTGACCGCGCTGATCTTTTGCCCCTTGGCCTCGGTCACCATGAAAGTATGCATGGCTTTGTAAGCGATACGCTGCTCCTTGGTAAGCTGTGCATCCAGATTGATGGTGACGACCGGCGGCAACTCGATACAGTCTTTCTTCATGAACCGGATCGCCGGCTGCATGGCATTGAAGGCTAACAGAGACGACCCAACTCGCGGCTTCC